TTTTGCTTGAGTATTCCCTGACAAACAGAAAAAGTTTTGGGAACAAGTTTTTCTTGGATTTCAGGGAAAAAATCACTTGTTCCAACGTAAAAGCGGCTTTTCGTATTTTGCTTGAGTATTCCCTGACGGTCACGTGACAAACAGAAAAAGTTTTGGGAACAAGTTTTTCTTGGATTTTTGGGAAAAATTCACTTGTTCCAACGTCAGTGCGGCTTTTCGTATTTTGCTTGAGTATTCCTTGACAAACAGAAAAAGTTTTGGGAACAAGTTTTTCTTGGATTCCACGGAAAAAATCACTTGTTCCAACTTCCGTGCGGCTTTTCGTATTTTGCTCGAGTATTCCCTGACAAATCACGTGACAAACAGGAAAAGTTTTGGGAAAACACTGTTTTGTGTGTTTGACGTACCGGATTTCCTAAAGTTTGTGAAAACATTGTTTCTTTGTGTGACACACCGGATTTCCTAAAGTTTGTGAAAACATTGTTTCTTTGTGTGACACACTGGATTTCCTAAAGTTTGTGAAAACATTGTTTCTTTGTGTGACACACCGGATTTCAGAGCAAAAAGTGTAAACGTTTTGCAACATTTCCAGAGCAAAAAAGTGTAAACGTTTTGCAACATTTCCAGAGAAAAAAGTGCAAAAAAGTGTAAACGTTTTGCAACATTTCCAGAGCAAAAAGTGTAAACGATTTGCAACATTTCCAGAGCAAAAAGTGTAAACGTTTTGCAATATTTCCAGAGCAAAAAAAAGTGCAAAAAAGTGTAAAGTTTTGCAACATTTCCAGAGCAAAAAGTGTAAAGTTTTGCAACATTTCCAGAGCAAAAAGTGTAAAGTTTTGCAACATTTCCAGAGCAAAAAGTGTAAACGTTTTGCAACATTTCCTTAGCAAAAAAGTGTAAACGTTTTGCTTCAAGTTTCCAACGTTTTCCTCGCCGTTTGCTACGCGTTATCGTTGTTGTCATGACAATTTCTGTGGCTATTTTCCGTAGTGATGACAATTTCTGTAGCTATTTTCCGTAGTCATGACAATTTCTGTGGCTATTTTCCGTAGTCATGACAATTTCTGTGGCTATTTCCCGTTGTCATGACAATTTTTGTTGGGTTTTTGCATTGTCATGACGATTTCGATCCACAACTGCGTATAAAATGGTCCGCATTTTCGCTACCATACTCATAACCATGCCTGCTCCAGTCATTTCTACTCCGCCAGCTGCTTTTATGGCTTCGACTGCTTTAGCTCCTTTTTCGGCTGGAGCCATGATGTCGACGACGACGTTTTCATCGTTGACATCTTGCGATTGCTGTCCTTATTTAAATTCTTTGGGTGAGTTTACTGTTGTTTTGCTGCTATGTTGAACTTTTACTTATCTGTGTGTATCTGTGTGTATGTGTGTGTGTGTAGGGTTTTCGCGATTTCGTTCCCCTTTTTTCAAGTATTTCATGTCGGTGGACAATCGAGCGAAAACCATCGACTCGTCCGCCGCCTCGTGTGGCTTCTATCAATCACATTCTGCTTACGTAGTTTTTAATTGCTTGAAATGTCTCAAATCCCAATTGCAATGTCTCTATATATTTCCCTATAAATCGACGCCCATCTTTTTTAAAGTCTGCAACTGCGGCATGACGGGAATTTCGACGCAGATTGTAGGTGAAATGTTTATGATGGAATCATTCGGTGCCATGTTGCAAGCCACCGTGAAAGACATTTGGATCCAGAAATTATGTATTTACTGTGGCAACGTTGACTCTCATTCGTCGAGTTGTATTTTTTACCAACACGTGCCAGGTAAAAAGTCTCGCTCGACGTGCGTCGTTTGTTTCGAAGCCGCCACCATTCTTTTTCCCTGCAAACATGTCGTTTGTTGTCCCAATTGTGCTCTAAATGTCGACCACTGTCCGCTCTGTCGCCAACCTGCTGATTATTTTAAAATTTTAACTTTTTAGCCTATCCGATGCAGATGAATCATCCGGCGTGGGCCAAATTTGAATTGCGCTTCATCTCTTATAACAGAGATCCCAATTATTTGCATTTAGCTTCTAAAGGCTTTTTTCGTCACGCTTCGTGCAACGAAAACGTTTGCTTTGTCTGCAACTCTATCGATGAACACGCCCTTTTTTGTCCTCTGCACGACCAACGTACGCGAATCTCGGTGAATGACGCCACTCTTTGCGACGAATGTCCCAACACTGCAGACACCGTTCTCCTACCGTGCGGATGTTCGTTTCTCTGCGCCACCTGCGCTTGTCAGTACGGCATCTGCCCTCGCTGCAATACCAATATTACCGCTTTTGTTACGGTTTTTTTGAACGATGAATGAAAATTTTTTTTCTCAATAAACGAGTTGCATCATGAATACTATTTACTGCTTTTCTCTCGATAAAATGTTTGCTTCTTTTTTTAATAATGTCGCTACAGCCATTAACAGTCTAACTAATAAAGATTTTGAGTACTTTTGGAAACGCGGTCTCTATCGCCTAGTTCCTCTCACCAAGGGAGGCTTTGGAGCCATTTACGAATTAGAAATCAACGGTCACAAGGTGGTAGACCGCAAACAAGCTGATGTCATCGTCAAAATGAACAATAACGGTTTCAAACAATCGGCTCTTTTGTTTGAAGGCGTTTGGTTGCTCGACTTTGATTTGGCTGAAATTTATTTTTGCCCATTCATTTCCTATTTGAACAAAATGAAAGTCTGTCCTTTTCTCTGCAACTACATCAGTGCCAACATTGTCGACAAAGATTACGTTCTCTTCATAGAACGCTACTCGTATGAAGTCATGACTTTTTTACCGCATCTCACCGTCGACTACGTCATTCAATTTCTTTTCCAGTTAACCTATTCTTTTTACATTATCAAGCAATATTTGGGAATGGTACACTTTGATGTTCATTTACGTAACGTGATGGTGGCCAAATCGACGTCGTCATTTCTTTTGGCCGACGCCAATAAAAAACGAGGCATTTATCTGCCTCACATGGCATATGAAGCGAGGTTGATCGACTTTGGATTTTGCACCATGGATTTGCGACACAGTATCGATCCTCATTTGAGAGGCGATTTCCAGTGTGCGCCGCACAATTTCAGTCGAACACCAGCCATATCGGAACTCTTCAAGACAACTAGAGACACTCGCTCTAAACTGCTCACTGTAGAAATACAATATTTCTGTTTACATCTCTATCAGATTATCGCTCGTCAAGCACCTCAGCATCCCATTTTAAAAGCCATTCAACAATTTTGCGATTGCATGTACGACCAGGTGGTCGATTTGACTCAACCCGCTCTCCAACGCGATCGTTTCATTTTGCCGCAACACGACGTCGGTGTCGTCTGCGCGGCCATACGTAAACCCAGCGATCTCATTGTCGGGCTCGAACGCTATTGTCATTTGTACGGCAGTGTCATTTACGACAAGGAAAGCGATCTTCAAATATCGACGCCTTTCAAAAACACGACCGTTGTCAAGGAAAATGCCAAACTCGTTTTGAACGTCAACAAATTGCACGTCTATAAAAACTATCAAAATTTTATAAAAACATCCATACCGGATATTCGCTGGTTTGAATCCACTTTTACCGTCATAGAAAACACTTATGGTCACGTTTACAAATTTCCCATCAATTGTTGGGTCGATAAAATCTCTAGCGACCGTTCGCCTTACAACGCCATTTCCATCTTCAGAAAAGATGTACCCTACAATATTCGTAATGCTTATTTGACGCATCACGGTGCTCGCGTCACGTTTCACGTCAATCGGCGTACGGAAGACTTTTCAAACTCGTTTTACGCAGGTAAATTTCTCTTCATCAAAGGTACACTGTACGCTTGCGAACATTTGCCTCCGCTCATGTTTGGTCTTTCTGATGATTACTTTTGTATTTTCAGTTTCAAATCGGACAAGTGTAAATACGTCGAGAAAATTATCCAACTTCATCACCTCAACTATCTTATCGATGCTTCCAATGCGTGCGGTTTTCACTATCAAGGAGATCCTATTTACGGACACATGACCACGAAAAAACCTCTATTTTATATTTCGATTAATAATGAATAGAGTTTCATAAAAAAATTATTTCTATGAAACTGTTTTAGTCGGATTGTCTCATTACCATTAAATTAATTGTATATATCAATAAATGAATGAAACGGCTAAATTAGCTCTCTTTGTGGCTTTGGTTATGTTGGTATTATCTGGGGCTATTTACACTAGCGCCTACTTTAAAAAGACTGGTCCCGAAGGTCAAATGTTGAGTTTAGTTCCCGATCGGGTCGTCGTCACCGATCCCGTGACTGGTGCTCTCATTTCGTCGTCGGTGAAAACCAAAGAACTCGCCGAATGTTGCCCTCAAAAAATCATCAATGACACGACGGCTAGTTTGACCAACACGTTCAGCAGTAGTTTTACCGACAAGAATTTTCTGCGACGAACTAAATTGGAACCGGGCGCCATTTTAGTCGCCGATGCCGTCGGCAACGTTTCCAGTTCACAAATCGGTATTCCTTTCATCACGTCGTGTTGCGAAAGTATTAAAGCGTTAATCGACGACGTTCAGCCTAAATCCGATGGTCTTTACAGCAGTTTGAAAACGGATGCCACGTACGTTAAAAAACCGGAAACAAGTGTCACCCAACGACCAGTCACGTACAACGCCTATACTGGCGCACTGGAAATGGTGACATTGCCGGCCAATAGTATTTTATCGACCGATACCAACGGCGATATCGTTACCACACCCTACAGTTTGCCTTCGTGTTGCGATAAAATCAAGGACACGATCGTCGACTACACTACCACGTTCAGTTCCAATTATATTGATACCAATTACCAACGACGAGCTGTCGCCGGTTCTCAACATTTACTCATGATGGACGACTACGGAAATTTAGTCGACAGCGGACTGACGCCCACTATCGTCAATGCGTGCTGCGAAACGGCTCGCAACGCTTTGTCGCCGAGCAATATTATTGACGGCGGTGGCAACGCGTTGTACAGCGCTCCCAAGATAGACGCCACGTTTCAAAAGAAAACCACGGCTCCGGCTAACGCTCTCCTCATGCCCGATGCCAACGGCAATCTGGTTGACAGTGGATTGACGCCGGCGGCTATTCAAGCGTGTTGCACGCAAGCTGCCAACGCCGCTTCTGACTCGCTACTCAAATCAGATATCGTCGACACGTCCCTCTCGGCGACTAAATTGTATTCGTCTCTGAAAATTGACGACACGTTCCAGAAGAAAGCTATCGCTCCTGCCAATGCTATCGTCGTCGTCGACGCTAAAGGCGATCTCGTCGACAGCGGGTTCACTCCACAATTTCTTCAAAATTGTTGCGCTCAAGCCGCTACCGGTTCAGCCAATGGACTCATGAAATCAGATATCGTCGACACGTCCACGGCCACCGACAAATTGTATTCGTCCAGCAAAATCGATGCCACGTATACCAAAAAGACGACAGCGCCAGCCAACTCGCTACTCATGCCCGACGCCAACGGTAATCTGGTCGACAGCGGTCTCACGCCTTTGGCTATTACCACGTGTTGCACGGCCGCTATAACAGCCGCCAATGAATCGTTGAAAATTGTCGATATCGTCGACACGTCTACGGCTACCGATAAACTTTATAGTTCTTCGAAAATTGACATGACGTATCAAAAGAAAACCACCGCTCCAGCCAATGCTTTACTCATGCCCGACGCCAACGGTAATTTGGTGGACAGTGGACTGACGCCTAGTGCCATACAAGCGTGTTGCACGCAAGCCGTTGGCGCTGCTACCAATTCCTTATTGAAAACAGATATTGTCGACACATCGACATCTACCGATAAACTTTACAGTTCTTCCAAAATCGACATGACGTATCAAAAGAAAACGACAGCACCAGCCAATTCGCTTCTCATGCCCGATGCCAACGGCAATCTAGTGGACAGTGGCCTAACTCCTACCGCCATCCAAGCGTGCTGCACGCAAGCTGTTAATGCTGCTACCAATTCCTTATTGAAAACCGATATTGTCGACACGTCGACATCTACCGATAAACTCTACAGTTCTTCTAAAATAGATGCTACGTTTACCAAAAAGACGACGGCGCCAGCCAATGTGTTACTCATGCCAGATGCCAATGGTAATCTGGTCGACAGCGGCATTACGCCGGCTTTCATCAGTGCTTGTTGCCAAGAAACGGCTGACGCTAAAATTGGCGTTTCCAATGCTTTGATGAAAAGCGATATCGTCGACACTTCCACTTCGGCTACTAAACTCTATTCGTCAAGTAAAATCGATGCCACCTATCAAAAGAAAACGACCGCTCCAGCCAATTCGTTGCTCATGCCCGACGTCAATGGAAATTTAGTCGACAGTGGCCTCACTCCTACAGCCATCCAAGCGTGCTGCACGCAAGCTGTCGGTGCCGCCACCAATTCCTTACTGAAAACCGATATTGTTGATACATCGACATCTACTGACAAACTTTACAGTTCGTCCAAAATCGATGCTACGTATAGCAAAAAAACGACAGCGCCGGCCAACTCGCTTTTGATGCCTGACGCCAGCGGCAACCTAGTGGACAGCGGATTGACACCAGCCGGTATTCAAGCGTGTTGCACGCAAGCTGTCAATGCCGCCACCAATTCCTTATTGAAAACCGATATTATTGACACGTCGACATCTACCGATAAACTCTACAGTTCATCCAAAATCGATGCGACGTATCAAAAGAAAACCACGGCGCCGGCCAATACGTTACTCATGCCCGACTCTAACGGTAACTTGGTCGACAGCGGCATCACTCCGGCTTTCATTAGCGCCTGCTGCCAACAAACCACCAACGCTACTACCGCTGTGGCCAACGCTTTATTGAAAAGTGATATCGTCGACACGTCCACTTCGGCTACCAAACTTTATAGTTCTTCTAAAATCGATGCCACGTATCAAAAGAAAACCACGGCGCCAGCCAACGCAATCTTGGTTCCCGATGCCAACGGCAACCTAGTCGACAGTGGACTGACACCGACAGCCATCCAAGCGTGCTGCACGCAAGCTGTCAGTGCCGCCACCAATTCCCTACTTAAAACCGATATTGTCGACACGTCCACGGCCACTGACAAACTCTACAGTTCGGCTAAAATCGATGCGACGTATACCAAAAAGACGACAGCGCCAGCCAACTCGCTGCTCATGCCCGACGCCAACGGTAACCTAGTGGACAGTGGACTGACACCGACAGCCATCCAAGCTTGTTGCACGCAGGCAGTCAGTGCCTCTACCAATTCCTTATTGAAAACCGACATTGTCGATACGTCCACATCGACTACCAAACTTTATTCGTCGAGTAAAATCGATGCTACTTATGCCAAAAAGACGACCGCGCCAGCCAACTCGCTTTTGATGCCTGACGCCAGCGGCAATCTAGTGGACAGCGGGCTGACACCAGCCGGTATTCAAGCGTGTTGCACGCAAGCTGCCAGTGCTGCCGCTAATTCGCTTTTGAAAACAGATATCATCGACACGTCCACTTCCACGACGAAACTCTATTCGTCAAGCAAAATCGATGCCACGTATCAAAAGAAAACGACAGCTCCGGCTAATGCTTTGCTCATGCCCGATGCCAATGGTAATTTAGTCGACAGCGGCATCACGCCGGCATTCATTAGCGCCTGCTGCCAACAAACCAGCAACGCCACTACAGCTGTAGCCAATGCCTTATTAAAAAGTGATATCGTCGACACGACAACGTCCACTAGCAAACTTTATAGTTCTTCCAAAATCGATGCCACCTTTCAAAAAAAGACGACAGCGCCGGCCAACGCAATCTTGGTTCCCGATGCCAGCGGCAACCTAGTGGACAGCGGATTGACACCAGCCGGTATTCAAGCGTGTTGCACGCAAGCTGCCAGTGCTGCCACCAATTCCTTATTGAAAACCGATATTGTCGACACGTCCATTTCGGCTACTAAATTGTACAGTTCATCCAAAATCGATGCCACGTATCAAAAGAAAACGACAGCACCGGTCAATGCTTTGCTGATGCCCGACGCTAGCGGTAATTTAGTCGACAGCGGACTGACACCCACAGCCATCCAAGCGTGCTGCACGCAAGCTGTCAGTGCCGCCACCAATTCCCTATTGAAAACCGATATTGTCGACACGTCCACATCAGCGACGAAACTCTATTCGTCGAGCAAAATCGATGCCACCTATCAAAAGAAAACTACCGCGCCAGCCAATGCTTTGCTCATGCCTGACGCTAGCGGCAACCTAGTGGACAGCGGCTTAACACCGACGTTCATCAACGCGTGTTGCACACAAGCTTCCAACGCGTTGACGGCCAGCACAAACGCTCTAGTGAAAACGGATATCGTCGACACTTCGACATCGGCTACTAAATTGTACAGTTCAACCAAAATCGATGCCACCTATCAAAAGAAAACGACAGCTCCTGCTAATTCTATTCTCATGCCGGACGCTAGCGGAAATTTAGTCGACAGTGGCTTGACGAAAACATCTATCGAAGCGTGCTGCACGCAAGCCGCTAATGCCGCTACCAATTCCCTATTGAAAACCGATATCGTCGACACTTCGACATCGGCTACCAAACTCTATTCGTCGAGCAAAATCGATGCCACCTATCAAAAGAAAACCACCGCGCCAGCCAATGCTTTGCTCATGCCTGACGCCAACGGCAACCTAGTGGACAGCGGCTTGACACCGACGTTCATCAACGCGTGTTGCACGCAAGCTTCCAACGCTCTAGCTACAAGCAATAACTCTTTACTAAAAACCGATATTGTCGACACGTCCACATCCGCTACGAAACTGTATTCGTCTAGCAAAATAGATGCCACGTATCAAAAGAAAACTACGGCTCCCGCTAATGCTATTCTAACGCCAGACGCTAGCGGTAATCTAGTAGATAGTGGTTTGACGAAAACATCTATAGAGGCGTGTTGCGCTCAGGCCGCCAATGCCGCCACCAACTCTTTGTTGAAAACGGATATCGTCGACACGTCCACGTCAGCCACGAAATTGTATTCGTCCAGCAAGATCGATGCCACTTTCCAGAAAAAGACGACGGCTCCGGCCAAAGCTCTGCTGATGCCCGATGCTAGCGGTAATTTAGTCGACAGCGGTTTGACTCCCACGTTTATCAACGCGTGCTGCACGCAAGCTTCCAACGCTCTCGCTGCTAGCAATAATTCGTTGTTGAAAACGGATATCGTCGACACGTCCACTTCTGCCACGAAATTGTATTCGTCCAGCAAAATCGATGCGACCTATCAGAAAAAGACGACGGCGCCGGCTAACGCTCTGCTGATGCCCGATGCTAGCGGTAATTTAGTCGACAGCGGCTTGACTCCCACATTTATCAACGCGTGCTGCACGCAAGCTTCCAATGCTCTCGCCGCCACCAACAACGTCCTCTTGAAATCCGATATTAAAGATTCCGGCTTATTGGGTGCTCCGTCTACCACTTCATTGTGGTCATCTAGTAAAATAGATTCGACTTTTCAAAAGAAATCGACGGCTCCGGCTAATACGTTGTTGATGTTGGATGCTAATGGTAATTTAGTGGGTGCCGGTTTCACTTCCGCTCAGCTTGAAACGTGCTGTTCGACTTCCAATCAAAGCGCGACTTCAACCAGTTTGTTGTATCTCCAGTACACCAACGTGTTTGCTTATTTTAATGCTGTAGCCAATACGTGGACTTTGGCGTCGTACTTTACCAAACGTTACGACACTACCGGCGGCTGGTATGCTAGTGGAAAATTTCAACCTAAAAAAGCCGGCGTGTGGTCGATTCGCGCGACTGCTTGGGCTCCTCGAACATTGGGCGGTAATCGTATTCATTTTTGTTTGGCTCAAAATGCGGCCATGAATCCCTTGTGGCAAGACGTCAATTCGTGGAATAATTCCACGCAAAGTAATTTGACAACATTTACGGCTAAAGTCGACGCTATTTTTGTTTTGAATGGATCCACCGATTACGTGTCGGCGTATTTTATGACCAATTCGTTGCCGCAGGATTTCGACGTTTTGGAAAATTGCAACATGTTTCAAGCCTACTATTTAGGTGGCGCTTAGATTCAAATCACTTTCTGAGAGATTCGAATCTTTATTCTATCGAAGGAAACGACGTCAATTCACTCGTGGTCAAACTTGTACTACTACTGCTACTGCCATTATTTCTGACTCGTTGAATGATTGTTCCCAGTAATCCGCCGATAATCATAGTGATTCCTACGTAGAGCAACCATTGGTATCTATCGGTAGTTTTAACAGCGGTAACGTCAACGGCGGCCAATTGAACGACTCCTTGCGGGTAAAACTGAAATTTACATCCGTCGCCGCTCTTGTAGAAAGTGATTTCGGGCACTTGTTTGGCGACGGTGCCACCCGTTTCCGTCAGACGAGCGTCGACGACGCGACACGATGACGATTTCAGGCACGCATCCATGGCTTGCCGAACGATAGTCGTCCTTGGAACGCTACCGTCCACATTACCGGTACAGGTGTCTCTGAACGGTCGCGTGTAATTGGACGATTTCATGTACGTTTTTCCTAGGGTAAAGTACAAGGCAAAAAACACGCCTCCGATGGCGATCATGAGAGGAAAAACGAAACGCAAAGCGTTGGACGTGACTCGCGCCGCGACCAGCACGGGCACGAGCACGAAAGCCAAAACGGCCGCCGCTAACCAGGCCAAATTGAAACCTTCCAATTTCGATTCGGCTTCCTGATTCAATCGTTGTTGCACGTCGTCGATGGCTTTCACGCCGAGCACGCTTTTCAGCGCGCACTTGTCGAATATTTCGCTCATCTGACTCAGAACGTTGTTGGTAATGTTGACGCTACCTTTGACGTTCTTGATGGTGATGCTTTGCACGTTGTTGGCGTTCAACACGCACGATTGACGGATAGCGTTGTTGATGGTCGTTTGGCTTTTCACGATAGATTCTGCCGTATTCTTGGCATCGTCAAAAGTAAAAAAATTCAATCCGCTCACCAACGATTTCGCCAATTGATCGAGTTGCACGCCGATTCTTTTTTGCGAATCGACATTACTGATGCTGTCCATCAATACCGTCATGTTGACTTTGGCCGTTTGCGTGATGGTGTTGCCGCTAATGTTGACATCGCCACCGCTACCGTCGACGCTGATGATTTGCGTGTTACTCGTACTAATGGTGCTCGTCTGTACCGTTTCAGCGGCTATTTTCGAATAGATATCTACGACTGCTTTAGCTACGTTAGTCGATTTAGCATTTCCCATTTATTATGCTTCTTTTACAACAAGGAAAATATTTTTTCTAATGTCAATGGATTCAAGAAATTTTCATAGTGATCCATGCACGTTTTCCAATTGTTCGGTCCGCATCCGGTGGCTTTGAATTGATCCGTCTTGTCCTGGCGCACGCGGTAACCGTACCACGCTCCGACTTTATCGGTTGACGCCGCGTCTTGATTGGCATCTTCCTTCCAGTGGCACTCGACGACGCAATCCGTTTCCTCGCCACGATACTCGCTGCACGGTGTGAATTCGACCAGAAAATAATTGGCGTCTGTATCGGGAGGCGTGTCGTTCAATTCGTCGTACTGCGCTCGAGCAATGAGGCACCAACATTTGCCGTCTTTGATGTAGAAATCGACCGTGTCGTTGGACTTTTTGTATTTGTACACGGGACTTTTGCCGTGAACTCGCGTTAAAATGAAGCCCTCATCGACGCTATCGTAATGATCTCGAATGTAATTGAACGGGTACGACGTAAAGACGCAATTGTTGAGAAATAGGATCTTGTTGTCGACCAATTTTTTCAGGGAATCGTGTCGTTTCGTGTAATCCACTCGAAAACTGTTGGTCTCAAACAGATAAATAACGTCGTCTTTGTTTTCGTCGCCTTTGATGTATTCGCCGTAGGCCACGAATTCCATGTGAGGAAACGTCGGCACTTGGCACACTCTCTTTTCGTTGATGTCGTACGCGTATCCGTCTCCGTTGATGGCCACCAGTTCTCCATCACGTTTCTTGGTCACGCCGTACAAACCGTGAATGGTCGGTACCGTAGCGGCAGTCAATGAGAAGGGTTTCTTGAAGAAGCGAAACAACATTGTGTGCAGTGTGTTCAGAGGATACTGTTAAACTTCCAACCTAGCGATTTAAAGATAGTTTTGCAAATTTTATCTGTCAATAGTTTTCTTTCATTGGATTTTATCAACATGAAATGATCAGCGTGAACGTTGATATTGTGATGCTTTAGTAGTAAAAATAAGATGTATTGTGTATTAAAATTTTTCTTATTCAATTCCTTGAAATTCTTCAACTCCATATTGATGATGTCAAATTCTTGCAAGAGCTGCTCTTCAATGAAGGAAATGTCGCACGGAGGTTGACCCGTAATCAAATGGTGAATCAACACGTAGTCGTCATAGTACTTACTGTAGCCTAAATTTTTCATAATCATACACACGTGACTGAGACTGATGGTCGTCAACCGATAGTCGCTCAAATGGTTACTAATATTTTCTAAAATAGTTGGAGGTATAGTGTTCTTTTGTTTACCCTGAAAACGTATCATGCAGTCGCGAAAATGTTGGTTTCGATCGTAAATGTATTTGGGATTGACGCGCGTCGTGTCCGTATTGCTCGACTGTATAAAGTAGACTTTCTCCGATTTGCACGTGTAGCAAATGTTGACTGTTTCGTCGAAAAAGTAGCCGAGAGTCGAACCGCAATACTGGCACGTGTTCGGATCGTCTTTTTGCTGATCGACCACTTTGACGTTGTAGTAGTACTTTTTGTAGCAATCAAAAATTTCCCAAAAATTTTTCACCACGTACGTTTTACGCGCGTGATGCTGCTGCTTGGTGCCGTCCTCTTTCTGGAAGAACGTGTTCACCGTCGGCATTTGCATCAGCTGCACGTACTCTTTGAGAATCGAACGAATTTCTACGAAATAGAAACGAATAAAATTAATATTTTTAATGGTGGTACGAATCTCGTCCAGATCGTCAATCAAGTGACTGCGAACGCGTTCCGAGAGCCACGGTTGCGACAGGTAGTCGCACACTTGTTGTTCGCGAGTCGTCAACCCTTCTAGCTGACTAATTTCCTCCTTAAAATGTGTTTCTATTTGTTTGTGAAATTCCAAGATATTATCCATCTTTACATCTAAACTAGGAATTTTTAATCAACAAAAATCTATTCTGGCGTTATAATAAATATATTATCAAAAAATGGCGCAATCGAATATCACTTCAGGATTTATTGATATTGCAACATTGGATGAGATCGAAAAGTACATGTACTCGGGACCCGATGCCATCGTTTACTTTGTCCGCTCCACCTTGAAATCGACTTGGTTCACTCAGATTCCCGTATTGTTGTCGCGCAACAACGGCAATGCCGGTTTCGGGCAAGAGTGGAGTGTCAGCGTCAGTCGCGCCGGTGACTACCTCATTCACGTGTGGCTTCGCGTCGTCGTTCCCGCCGTCACTCTCAAAATTACCAATAGCTTTGCCGCCAACGGTCGCCTTCGTTGGACCAAAAATTTCATGCACAATCTCATTCGAGAGACGAGCATTTCTTTCAACGATTTGTTTGCTCACACCATCCACAATTATCATTTGGATGCCTATTCTCAGTTCACTGTCGAAGCTAGTAAACGCGCCGCTTACGATCAAATGATTGGCAACATTGGCGACATGATCGATCCTCACGGTCCAGGAGACACTATTCCTAGTCAAACGCTCAATCTCGTTTTACCCTTCTTTTTCACTCGCGATGTTGGCGTCTCTCTACCCACCGCTGCCATCCCTTACAACGAGATGCACATTAATTTCCAGTTCCGCGACTGGAAAGAATTGCTCATTTTGGACAATGCAGCCGCCGCCGGAGCTCAAGTCAACGTGCCTGTTGTCGGTGTCGATATCGATGCCGCTCCCGTCTTGGAAAGCGTTCAAGTATGGGCCAACTACGCCATCGTCAGCAACAAGGAACGTATTCTGATGGGTAAATCTCAACGTACCATTTTGATTGAACAAGTTCAAATCGCTCCTCGTCAATCGTTCAATCCCAAAGCCAATCCAGTTCCTAGCTACGACGTTCGTTTCAATCACGCCGTCAAAGCCCTCTTTTTCCAGGTTCGCAATTCCACATTTGCCAATCAGTGGTCCAATTACACGACTGCCTCTCCCGTCGTCACTCCAACTACTACAGCTATCGATTACGAAAGCCGCTACGCTCGCGATCCCATCAAGCACACGACGCTCATCTACGAGAATTCCAATCGTTTTTCCAACATGGGTAGCGATTATTTCAGTCTAGTCAATCCCTACTATCACGCTCCAGCTTGTCCCACCGACACTGGCTACCATTTGTATTCGTATTCGTTGAAATTCAACGATCTCGATCCCATGGGCAGTACCAATTACGGTAAATTGTCCAACGTCAGCTTGGTGCCAGCTGCTAGCGATGACGCCATCATAGCCAGTAACGGCACAGGCCCCGTCTTGTCGGGCACCAATTTCGGTCAGACGTTCGAATTTATAGTCACCGTCATCGTCAACAATATTATCCGCATTGCCGGCGGTACAATGGGTTTCCCTGTTTTGTAAATTGAGAGTTTAAAAAGTGAGCTTGTACTAAGAAATTATTATATTATTATAATGAGTCTAAGATTGAAAAAAGAAAGATGGCAACCGGACCCGTTTGTGCCGCCTTTGACGTTGGAAGAAACGCGAGCCGCTTGCGCCGCATTGCACATTGTCGACTACCCGCAGGTGGAACGCGCCGTTCAAGATCCACCCATCGAAGGTCAAAAGTATGCTCTTTTTAGTTTTTTCCCAGCCGCTCCCGGCGGCATCAACAAGTACAACGTGTTGGCTTTCGCCAAAATTAGAGGCGTCTACGCCACCGAAGAAGAAGCGGCTACGGCTGCCAGAAAAATCATCAGAAAAACAGACAGTTGCAACAAGATTCACACCGTCGTCGTCGGTCGTCCTTTCCCCATCTGTGAAGCCATCATGGGTAAAGTCGTCGATAAGGTTGTTCTCGATGACGACTATCAACAGGCCGAAAAAGAGATGCGAAAACGCGCCGAGGCCAGCGAACAGGACACGACTCGAGAACTTCAAGATCGAACCAAAGCGCTACTGGACGACGTTGACGAAACCAAAGCCAAAGATCCCGTTGAAACGTACATTGTCAAACGCAACAAAATGGCCACCATCGCCGCTCTGTACACTCAACACTTGGAGCAAATCGAAAAATTTAAAACGATCATGATTAAAACTCATGGTGAAATTATCGAGTTGGAAACGCCTGAAATTCTCGCTTGCTACCAACAAGTTTACGACGCCAAATGTCAAGAATCAGGCATTGTCCCCGACGCCGTTATACAATCCTATTTTAAAACGATACCATCCTTTGATTTTTTAAATAATAAATGTTAGAAAGAAGTCAAATCATCGCCATAATAATAATTATGATTGTGACTCCTTGGCTCATGTGGATGACGATCCCTTTTGGTAGAGATGGCGGCAGTAGTCCGTCTCCAGGTGGTGGTGGTGGTGGCGGCGGAAGTCCTACTCCCGGTGGTGGTGGTGGTGGTGGCGGGGGTACCACTCCTCCGAAACCGGGTCCGACCCCGAACGGCGCGTTCCCCACGTCGCAAGAAATCATGTTTAAATCCAAAGAGGAATGTCAGACGAAAGGCGGTGTCTTGAACTGGGTCGGCGATTCGGTTTTGTTGACGTGCAACAATATCGTCCGTTTTGGACAGCCCGAATCGCCCATTTTCAATGAATTGGATCAAGTCAAAGCGGCTATCGCTTCGGGCGCTTTGAAACCGGCTACGGAAAAAGATCGATTGGTCGAATACTTTAAACTCGTCTATCCCAATTCACCGGCGACATCGTGGTCGTCGATGAGCGAAGCCGATCTCGTCGGTCGCTACCAAAAATTGGAAATCTACTACAAAATGCCTCCGGAAATTCAACCAGCCACGCCCATTACACCTCGTCGCGATGTGACGAATCAGTTTTTCCGCGTACCCAACGGCGTGACTCTCGATCAAGACGCCAATGTTTTGGGTCAAGTTGGACCCTATTTGGAAGTCATTCGTTTCGGACCCATGTACTCGTTTTTCGCCGACCCGACTCTTTTTGTCGGCACCTATTACTATCCCGTTCGCGGTTCGGGACTCTACTTGCCGTTGGGTAAAACCTTGGTGGCCTACAACAAAGTGCACGCCATGAAACTGTTGGGTGCCGCCAACGACCAAATCGTTTTGTACGGCGGTCGTGATTTCCAGTCGTTTTTGCGTCGCGATTCGGAATCGGCTGAATTTACAGCCGATGCTTTTGTCAGCGTGTGCGCCGTCAACAAACGAGCGACCAGCAACAATCCCGGTTGCGATAAAATCTTCAACTATTTTGCCAACACTATTCGCTACAAAGCCAAAGCTCTCGATCGACTCGTCGGCGAAATGGCCGCCGGTAAATCTCTGAGGTACGACACTCGAGCCGTCAACGGTGTCACTAAAAAGACGTTGGTCTACTACGGTTGCGGCGACACGGGCGATAAATTTCTGGCTCAATTGGCTCGCAATCGCGGCTACAATACGTTGCAATTTTTGCGCGAAGCTCAAATGGAATTGGACGGAGACGCCATCGTCGGCTATGAACTGTTGCATCTCGTCGAAAATGCCTACAGTCAAACGGCCCTCATGCGACTCGATCCCATGCGTATGCCATTGTACATGCCCGAGGGAACGACTCCGGCCATTCCACCAAACTATCTATTGACTAAAGATGTTATGAGCGTCGACGTGAAGGCCGTCATCAATTCAGAATTTAAACCGTTTAATCAAAAAGTCTTTGACATTGATCTCATTGTACAAGAACGAAATTCGAGAGCTCCAGCACCTCCGCCAAATCCAAATCCAGCACCTCCGCCAAATCCAAATCCAGCACCTCCGCCAAATCCAAATCCAGCTCCAGCTCCAGCTCCAGCTCCAAATCCAGCTCCAGTAGTCGTGGGCGCTTCTTGGGGTCGTCGTTATTAAAAAATTTCAAAAATATATAATGTGTTTTTGAAATTTAATCCGAAGAGTCTTCCGTATCCGAAGCCAAAACGCTAGTGATTTTACTAAACATCAGAGGAATGTCTCGCATGCCGTCGTCGGTCACGGTTGTCGACGACGTCGTGATGGTGGTCGAGGCGGCGGTCGTCGATCGTTGCTCTTTCAATTTCTTTTGGTGTTTGCTGCATTTCGTCGTGTTTCCGGAATTCTTTTGACCGCACTGTTGCCCGATACGTTGACCTTTGGTGAACGTGTGAGTGCACTTGTTGTCGTCGTTGACTAAAGTCGCTACAGTATCAGGGTCACTGCCATTCCACAACGTTCGCAGTTCCAATTCGTTCAGAGAATACCTGACAGATATTCTATCTATAAATGCGTCCACTGTATTTTGTTGTGCTTTAACCAAGTCATTGAGTAGTTCTAAAATGGTACTGACTAAATTTTCCGACATGGTGAACGTTTGATGCAACTTTCAAAACACGAGCGTTCGTCACCGTTTCAATTCCACGACTACTTGGCATTGTCAGCAACACAGCTTAAATAACCCACAATGGGTTTCTTTTTAGTTCCATGCGCTGGGCATCGTTTCAATGTCGAGACTGATTTACCTTTTTTTATTTCAGGTAAATGTAGAATAAATTATGAACAATTATCTGACGTATTCTCAGCTTCAGGGAAATCAACCTCTGAACAATAAAAGTATGGATAAAACCTCTCATTACGAAAAAGAAAAACCACCTCGTGACTACCCGCACGCTCACGGTCAACCGTTGACGCAAATGCCCCAGTTTTCCGATGTTCTCGCCCACTCACCGGCCAGACAATCGCATTCCATCATGGCGAAAGAAGTAGTTCCTCTGCATCCCGCTCATCCTGCAGCGCAACCCGTCAAACACACGGCCGTCGATAAAATCGTGCGGCAACATCGCAGCGACAACGACCACGGCGGCGAAGATTGTCCCATTTTCAGTCTCTACAAAACCGATTTGCAATTCAACAAGTACATTGCCGCCACGGTCGCTGCTGCTGCTCATCAAAATGTCTTTCCCGTCGAATTCGATTGGCGTCATCACGTGTCTCTTCCCGTCGCCCGTCATCAGGGAACGTGTGCCAACAATTTCGCCGTCACCGTCGTCTCGACTCTGCAAGATCGACGCATCGTTCACGGCGAACCCGCGTTCGACTACACACCTTGCATGAAATGTCACTCGGCCGAAGGTAATGCCGCGCAACTTGTCAGTCAATTGTCGTCGTCGACCACGCCGCGTTGCTCGTGTCTCTCTAAAATTCAAGCCACCGTCGACAATGTGCGCTGGCTGACGGACATTGACGCCATCAAACAAGCGATCGTCACTCAAGGACCCGTCATAGCCGGTATGTTGGTCTACTCCAATTTCTTGTCGGGTCATTTCGGTGAACACGGCATCTATCTCGATCGTGTCGTCACTCATCATCCGCACACCAAATTCGCGTCTCCCGCGTCTCTCGTCGGCGCCATCACGGTCGTCATCGTCGGTTGGGGTGTCGCCGCCGACGTGCAAACCAGTTCTTTCACCTACGAATCGGTTCCCTACTGGATTTGTCGCAACACTTGGGGCCCGCAATGGGGACCGAACGATGGCTACTTTAAAATCGCGACGCATCGTCACAATAAACATGTGCAACTCGAACGACCCTTTCATTACAAGCAAGCCCAGTGCGGTGGAGTGATCACGTTCGATTTACGTCCCCTAGCCAAAGAGTCGGCTTGGTCCACTTACGGCATTCCTATAGCTGTCGCCGTCCTACTTGTCGTAATGCTTTACGGAGTTAAATTGAAACTTAAAAGCGTGCGCAGAAGGTAAAAACGAAAACGAAATGTTTTGTCTATTTGAAAATTATTTATCGTCAAAAGATCGAGACGTTCAACCAGTCGACCATGTCGACGTTGAATGTCAGCACGTCTACTTTGAAAATAATGACGGGACATTTTGCAATCGTTGTCGTCAACAAATGACGTGTCAAAACACCAACCAGGACCAAATTCAACAAAAGGCCAACATTGGCATTCGTAAAGAAATGGAATTTTTAAATCTCAGTCCGGAAATTGTCGAAATGACCAACAAGTACTTTATCATGGCCTGTAATCAACGTATTCATCGCGGAAACTACCGAAAAGCCATCATTTGCGCGTCGCTCTTTCACGTCTTGATGCTGAAAAAATGTCCTCAAAGTTACGACACGGTCATCAGGTGGTTTGGCTTGACCAATCATTTCGCCAATAAAGGCTTCAATTTAGTCAAACTAAAAATACCCGAATTGTGCTACCTGCGCGAGTCGTACTCGGACACGGCCGACATGATTTTCAAACACATCGGTCTCGAAAGGGACGAGACCTTTTTGAAATTCATCAATCGTCCCGATATTATGGCTTTTATTCGTACGAAAATCAATCGACGCATGTACATGATTGTCGCCGCTTTTGTTTTCATTTACATTCGCCGGCAATACAATCCCTCTATTGTTCTCGTGGATTTCTGTACCAAATTGGAATTGTCACCCACCGTTGTCGAACGCATTCTGAAATCTATTCCCCAAGAAATACATTTCTAAAAAAGTGTGAAAATTTTTTAGAAATATTTGATTTCATCTACATAAAGCTATTTGAGAGAGACTGCGCGCGCTCATCATGTCTCAAGCCAGGTACGATCAATGTGAACGCTTGTTGCGCACAGACGTTCACAAATTTGCTCTCGCTCTCATGGTGGACTACTCGTTTCAAAATACCATCGACTGGCCGAATCTTTTTAAACAGCTACCGCTTCACATCTCGTTCCCCGTGCACGTGCCCGAAAGCTTTAAATTGAAACTCGTCGAATCGCTGGTTGATTGGAAAAAAATGAGCCGCGAACCCGAACTCGCCACCGATATCATCGATATTTACGGTCACCGGTTGGACTGGTCGCTCATTTTACAGCATCGTTGCATCCCTCTACCCGCCGCCATCGTCGCCAAATATCAATCTAAATTCGATCGAGCCATTTGTCAGCTGTTGAACGATATTATTTAGAGATTTCCTACCACATCTTGACTCTCTTCAATCACGTATCCATATTTCTCTTTCAAAAGATCTGGATTCGTTTCTTTGACGGCCTTCCATCTTTTGCCTAGCTCTCGTCTGACGTCGGACGCGTTCATGTCGGGATGATCCTTTTTGATGGCGCGTCGTTCGTCGGTACAAAACAAATTATAAATACTCGGTCGGGCGTTCTTTTTCGGTCGCACTTTACTCTCCAAATACTTGTTGTAGCGCTCCCTGTCGACCATAGCCTTGTCGATAAACGGTTGTTTCTCCTGGTCGCTCAAATTGCGCCACGACTCTCCGAAAAGAATCATGACCTTGTTGGGTTTGATGCCGGGATTGGTTTCCAAAATCTCGCGACGTTTCGACTCGCAAAAAAAGAGGTAAGCGCTAATGTTTCGCTGAGGTCCCTGGACGACTTCTCTCTGTTTCAAGCCCAACATCAATCCCACGCGTTTCTGAGTCTCGCCGCTGTGCCATTTCTCGATCAGGTCCACGTTGCCAAACAAAAAGTCGTCCGACATGAATTGATTGATAGCATTAAGGATGGATAATTTGGATTTCGAAATCATGGTAATGGTTTTCTTAATGATGGACTACTTTTAACTAAATTAAACTGTGAGGAGAGAATAAAAAATCATGTTGACACCGGCTATTTGTCAAGATTTGGTAATGAAAACGAGTGACGCGTGCGGGTGCGGTCCCTTGGACGGCTGTCAACATCCGCGACACCAGCGACCCTACAAAATGCACGAATGGATGACGCGCGTACAGGCCATGAACAATTTGACCAACAAGCAGGGACGAGTGTACACGGCTACTGTCCGTCACGACGACGTCGATCATCGCGTCGTTCTCAAGCATTTCAACAAGCCGGCACTGTTTGATCACGCCCGACGCGAGTACGTGGCCGGACAGCACCTCAACGCTCTCAACGTGCCCATGTTTGTCGAAACGTACGCCTCGTTTCATCGCAATTCAGGACCCTACAACTTGACGCGTTTCGTCGACGGTGAAACCTTCAAATCGGCCATGTCGAAAATGTCGCGTCAAAAATTCATCACGCTCACCATGCAAATGTGCGTCGCGCTTGAAATGGCTCAATCGGCCTTCCGTTTCGGGCACTACGATTTACATTTGGAAAACGTCTTGATTCATTTTTCTAGTAAAAAAACGCAAATTCTTTTCGATCAATATCACGTGTCTTTTTCCAATTGTTTCAATCCCGTCATTATCGATTTTGGCATGTCGTGCGGCAGCGATAGCGTCACCGGTGAAACGTGGGGCATGCGACAGCTCGAAAAGAAAGGCATCTACGAACATTTGCGTCCCGGCTACGACATGTTTGTCTTTTTTCTCTACTGTCACCAAGAGCCGGGTAAATTCGCCTTCTTTGACATTGTCGTCAAGGTGCTGGAGAGTTTTTACAAACACGACGTCGATCAGCCGCGTCAGTATTTGCAAACGTTGCGACGCGGAGCCGACAGTAAAACACCCAAACAGCTCTTTGAATTTCTCGTCCAATTCTCGACGCACGTCATAGTCAAACCTCGACGCGTCTACACGCTAGGCGCCATCCAACCTCCGCCACCAGATGCCGTCATTGACACGTACGTCGACAGCGTCTTTTATCAGCAGTTACCGTCGGCAGAGTTGACACCTCAATCGGACGCCATGGCTTTTCGCTCGAGTAAATCCGTGGAATTCAAAATCAACATGTATTACAAGATTTGCCAAACGTCGCTGACGTCGTCCTACGAAAAATGGATCAAGATATTTGAGCGCGAAGTCAAGAAATACTGGAAAGAAAAAGACGCTCAAGAAGCTCGAAAAAGAATTAAATGGCAATTACCTGTTTCAGAAATTGCCAATGCGTCTTGAACGTGGACTATAAGGACACGGCCGATTTCTACGAAGATGACGACAAACCCAAACAGTGTGCCGGCGTTTGCGTCGTCAGTCGTCGCGGTATTTTAATCAATCAATCGTACAATCTCTACTGGGGTATTCCGAAAGGCATCGTCAACGAAAGCGAATCGTTGCGCGAGTGCGCCGTTCGTGAACTTTTCGAAGAGACCAACCTCAAGTTGGATAAGAGTCAACTGACGCGCAACATGTTCAAATTCAAGTACAAAAACATTAGCCGTCAAGTGTGCGTGTTTTTCGCTCACGTTGACGCCGTTGACGTTTTACCTAGGATAAATACGGGAAACGATGCCGAATCTACCGGCTGCGGTTTCATTCATCCCAAATGTCTCCTCGAATTATTTTATTCTGGAAAAATTAAGATTAATTATTTCACTAGGGTTCTCATTAATAAAATCTTTTTATGACATGAGAAAAAAGCCGACATCCTGGTGGCGAAACATTGGCAAAGGTCGTTTGTTTCTCATTGCCTTTGTCACGCTGTGCGTGTACGCCATTTTCAGACGTGCCCGCGGCGTTCGCGGCACTAGCGACCCCCATTTGCTCGGCAGCGATTGGCGCCAACGTTTTCCTCACGCTTTCAGACCAGTAGACACGTCCATTAGTACTTCAACCGCGCCGGCCGACAGTCGCGGTGAATTGGCTTGCCGACGTCACTTGGAGGAGCGCTTCAATCGACCCTTTCCCAAAAAGCGTCCCACTTTTTTGCGCAATCCCGTCACTAAAGTCGATCTCGAATTGGACTGCTACAACGCTGAGCTGGCTCTCGCCGTAGAATATCAAGGTAAACAGCATTACCACTACGTGCCTCATTTTCACTCGTCGCGTGACGCTTTTCTCAATCAAAAGTATAGGGATCAAATTAAAAGAGATTTGTGTTTGAAAAACAATATTGTTTTGATTGAAGTTCCCTATACAGTCATTGATATTGAATCGTTTTTGGATTTGAAACTGAAAGAGCATGGATACATCTAAACCGTCACACGTCAGACAATTATTTCCAGTAGATTCTTTGCCTCTGACGCCTTCACCTTCGCCGCCGCGTCGAAAAATCGCCGTCGCCGTTCGTCGTCGCTTTCTTACCCCCCATCCCCCGGTTCCTCTGCATCAGCTCATGTCGGAAATGTCTCTCGTCGGATCATCGGAACGTAAACGCAAGCAAACGTCGCCTCGTAAATTCACCGTCGGTCCCAAACGCAAAGCGCCATCGTCGGGAGTGGACCGATCGCCGCCACTTTCAGAACCTGTACAAAAATCTAAGAAAAAATCTCAACGTCCAGATTTGGTTCATCCTCACCATCAGACTAAACTTTTGGTTCCATTTGTGGTCAAAGCCGGTGATCGATTGATTAAGAATCTTTTCCCTTCTCAGACCATCACTATGCAAAAGAACGAGTACGGACTGTACGTGTACGAGGGTTTCGTTTTGGATAAGAAATCCGTGGTTGGTAAATATCTGGGTGATGGTCAAGTTACGCCTTTGACTGACGAAGATTTTGAAAAGGCCAAAGAATTAAAAATTATAATATAAATGTCTCAGTTATATCAGTGTATTAAACAAGCCTCGATAAAATACATGGATGTCGACCCGAGAGAAATGCGAGCCTTCATTTTGAAATGTAACAAAACATTAGACATGCAATGTATCATGATGGAAATTGTGGACCATTTTGTCGACGAAACGGCGACCAAAGTCGGTGCCGTTCGTTGCGATGAAGACGACTACATCAACATGGTTCTCGACTTGGAAACGATTCCTTTTAAATTGATGGTCTTGTTTTACACTTTCCTGTCGTTTCACGCCAACAGTGTGGCCGTCGATCGACAGCGATTGGGACATTGAATAAAATTTCAAAGATGTTAAAATTTTTGAAATTTAACCGACAGCCACTGATGTGCCGCCGGCCACTGGTACTTCTACTGGTGCCGTGTTACACTTTTCCATGTGGCTAATAATGATGCTCTCGTCTAGACTTGTCGTCATTCCCACATTGCTAAAGTGTACGTTCTTATCGTTTTTCAGCATATTTTTCAGTTCTTTGCAAACGTTAATGTTCAAACAGTCGTTTTCGTAAATAGTCTTACACAACGAATATTTGGAGGCGAGTTTGGATTTGCGGCTGTTGACGTAGTTTGATTTGCCGCGGACAATTATATATTGATCGTCTTCGATTTTGACGAGTGAAATTTTTTCGTAACACGTTCGTTTCATGATCTTTTTGGAGATTTCCAATGGCTGGTGCTGAAATATGCAGCCGCCACTGTCGGCGATCGTGTCGAAATAGTTTTTCACGACGAGACAAAAATCGCGACACACGCGTTCGACGATCGTCTCGTTGATGCCACTCACAATAACTTTTCCCGATTGAAAAACGAGAAAAGTGATGTAATAGTCTTTGCGTTCATCTAGACCCAATTTTTTACTGCTGACGCAATCTTTGTAAGGCACGTGCTCTACAAAGCTGACTTCGTCAAAGAAGCTGACGTTACGGTGCATGACCTCGGTCGTTCCGACGTTGTACTTGCACGTGAACGTGCCGGATGTTTGTGAATTGAAGCACGTGTAGTTATTATAGTGAGGAGCTATCGTTTGGAAAAAAGTCATTAGACTGTCGGGTTCAATAGGACGATTAAGGTCAAGGACAAAATTACTCATAACTTCGTAAATATAAATTTCGCAAGTATCATTTTCGTACATTTTGGGATACAATAGTTTAAGTAAAGAGATAACATACTGAATGGCTTCGTAAGCGCACTGAAGGGTAATATTGCCTGTGAATTGAAAGGAACCGTTTTTACAAATTTTCATGGAAATTTGCTTGTTGAAACTGAGAAGGTAGAGGTCGCAAGTGAAGGCGTTTTTGAAACCCGTCCGCAATTGGATGATGCTGTTAACCTTTTTGTCGTTGAAGATGTATTTGGAAAACAATTCCATACATTCTACAATGTTCAATTTTATTTCTTTACCGCTGGCAAATCTAGTCTTTCCCACCATTGTTCTTGTGGTGCAAAAGAAGGAACCGTTGTCGTAAGATGAAGGCATCATGGTGGTATTGGTTACGGCGGAACACATATTAACTTAGACATAAAGAAAGAATGTGTAAGATATCAACTTGCTTTTAATCAGAGGATATTTTTTTTAAAATCGGTATAACTCTTGAGAACGATTTCGTACTCGGCTTGGGTGACGATGCCGTCGGTGAGCACGTTGTCGACGACGTGATCGAGATGCGACAGTGTCGCTTGCGATCTGGCGACTATACTGGCGTATCGCGTCTGTTTATTTTTGTTGCGTTCTTCGGCGAGATCGCAGCAACTCGTCACCGCTAGTCCGCCAATAGCCAAGGGTACGGTGACGCCTACTGAAATGGGGAAGATGACGGCCGTAGCCACTAGGGGAATGGCGCACACGTTGACGAGCGAACGTATCGATTCGTTAAAGTTAGCCCAGCCTTTTTGTCTGCCCAATTTCTTTTCGTATTTGGCGAAGGTGTCGCGTACATCTTTTCGAGTTTCTTCCACCTTTACTATGCGTTTTCTGTTCAATTCCGACAGGTCGTTGACGTATTCGAATGGAAAATTGTGACGAGGCGGCGCCGTGGCGATATCGACCGCGACTTCCTTCATTTATTATATGATATACACGCATACAGATACACACAAATTACTGAATTTTTTTATTTTGGCTTAATGGAGCAAACACCGTCTTGACAGAAAAAATCGGGTTGTAAGGCCGGATGTTTGTACAAGGGTTTTCGTTTTTTGTTCTTTTTCGCCTGTTGTGCGGCTAAAGGTTTTTC